AAGGGCCCCCCGGTGCTTGTGATCGCGCGAGCACATGGGTAATCTCCAAAAGAGAAAACCCACGCCAATCCAAATGGAAGGACCGCTCTGATGCCTATCGTGACGCAGTCTAGGGAGGACCTGCCTATTCATGCCCAGGGTCTTCTGACCGTGGGGAATAGCGGGTCATTTGCTCCTTACACTCCGTTCGATTGGTATAGAGCATCTCGTTACGAGACGACCACCTCGTTCCGGTCAAAAGCCGGACATTCAGAGGATCTCGTTGACGAGGACGGTTTCACGGGAAGTCTTGGGACTCGTGCTGAGTTCCAAGAAGAACTCTCGAAAAGTGACCGTGAGATGGGGAAACCCGCTTACGACACTGGTCATGAGTTCAAGTCGGTTAAATCTACACTCGAGTTGAGTTCCGCATCGCGGGACTTCTCGTTTAGTAGAAACTCCGGACATCCGTTCTGGGGCAACACTCCAGTGCGCTACCGTGGTGATGTATTACCATGGGCGTCCTGGAACATGGCACCAAATTGGCCCGACCCGGTTGAACCCTCGTTTAACGAGATCAACCGAGACGGTGTCAGAGCCATAAACCGAACTCTTCCAACGAAACCGCACGCAGGACTGATGCAGTTTCTGGGTGAGCTGCGGGAACAATTCCCACAGCTCATCGGCCACGCTATCGTTCAGAAGTCTCTAGGCCCAAGAGCTTTGGGCAATGAGCACCTGAACGTACAGTTTGGCTGGCGTCCGCTTATAGCGGATCTCCAGAAATTTGCACTTGCTGTTTTAGCAGGTAACAACCTGCTGAGACAGTACGTTCGTGACTCGAACCGTCAGGTTCGGCGTCACACAGTCCTGTTTGAGGGAACAGCTCTCACGGAGAAGCCTCCTTGGAACTCAGGGGTGAACTACGTCCATGCGGACGAAGGACTCCCTTACAGTCCCGAGGGCTTCTTCATGATTCTGCCCTCAGCTACGGTGACTGATACAGTCACCCAGCGGGTGTGGTTCTCAGGTGCATACGCCTACCTCCTTGCCGACCTCAGTTCATGGGTCCGCAAGGCGGAAAGG